TACAACAGGCCCTGGGAAGCCGTAAAGAGTGTCTACCGGGTGTATTTGGTCTGGATGAATATGATAAACTCTACCTCGATGCTTTCCTGCTCTCCATTTTTCACGATCCCACCATATAGCATCTTTCCCTAGGTCTGTTGTTCCTGCTACACCAACAAAACCTACATCTGTGGATTCTGTTTCTTCTTTTAGTTTATCTAAGAAGTCTTCTTTTGCTTCATGAACTTCGATGTCATCATGACAAAAGATAAACAGATCTTCAGGATCAGGGTTTACCTTTTTAAACGCTGACGCATAAGCAGAAAAGATAGACGCCTGATTACACATAAGTAATGTTTGTACTCCTACAGAGGAATAATAATTCATTAATGAGTGTGCTGTAGGAGAAATATCCTCTCTTGACCTAGTACATATAACAGCGTAAGTGTTCATATACTATAATATAATATATTAAAGGATTTTTCATGGAAAAAGATAAATTATTACAAGAATTCAAGAAGTGTTCTGAGGACCCGGTGTATTTCATTTCAAAATACATTAAAGTAACTCACCCTGTTCGGGGCCTAGTTCCCTTTAAGCTGTACCCATTCCAGGAAAGAATTCTTGGGGACCTACAGGACCACAGATTTAATATTCTTCGTAAGTTTCGTCAGGCTGGATGTACTACTATTGCGGCTGGCTGGTCTCTTTGGACTATCATATTCCAGAAACACAAGTCTGTAGTTATTCTTTCTAAGGGTGACGCAGAGTCTACAGAGATTCTTGACCGAATTAAGCTAATGTATGATGAGCTTCCAGAGTTCTTAAAGCCTGGAATTGTTGAAGATAACAAGCATACACTCAAACTCAAGACAAATTCTGTAATCAAGTCGAGACCTTCTGGTAAACAGTCGGGTCGATCACTCGCTGGATCACTCCTAATCATTGATGAAGCTGCATTCATTGAAAATATTGATACTATTTGGGCTGCTGTTTATCCGATCATTTCTACAGGTGGTCGTGCTTTCGTGCTTTCTACTGTCAACGGTATCGGTAACTGGTATCATGAAGTCTATCAAAAAGCTCTTGATGGGGAAAACTCATTCCACCCCATAGACATCAGGTGGCAAGAGCATCCAGAGTATAACTTCACTCCTGGCTTTGAAGAATTATATGAAAAGATGGCTGAAGCTGAGTTGGACATTCACAAGTGGGAAGAGACCACAAAGGCCAACATGCCCACGAAGCAGTGGCTACAGGAGTATGAGTGCAGCTTCCTAGGTACAGGGGATACTTACATTGAGGGAGAAATCCTAAAAGATGTGGCCCAACAGACCAGTGAAGATTATTTTACCAAATACAATAACCGTATGCGCGTGTGGCAGGACCCACAACCACACTACAGCTACCTGATTGCCTGTGATACCTCCCTTGGAAGAGACAGAGACTATTCAGCATTTCACATAATAAACATGTATAATGGGCAGCAAGTTGCTGAGTTCTACTCTAATAGGACAGCAATAAATGACTTTGCTCAAATATTAGCTAACGAAGGTATGCTATATAATACAGCCCACGTTATTTGTGAGCGAAACACGATTGGAAACAACTTGATTGACTGGCTCTACAACATATATGAGTACGAAAACTTATGGGCAGATGAGAGAGGAGAGATAGGGTTTCAAATCACAGCAAAAAATAGAGAGAGTATCCTAGCGGAGTTAGAAGAAGCAGTCAGAACTGACCTAATCAAAATTAACTCTACTCGGACCTGCGACGAGCTTTTTACCTTTGTCATCGGTGAGAACGGGAAAGTTCAAGCAGAGAAGGGATATCATGATGATTTGGTCATGAGCCTTGCCCTCTCTATCCATGCATATAAAAACTTGCTAGATACTACACCTATGGAGTTACAAGGAAGTAGACCCTTACCTGGGGATGCTCCTCTTCCAATAACTAACTCATATACGGCGAGTATCAAAACTTCAAATGGGAGCTTGACTAAGGAAGATTACAGATGGTTGATAAAATAGAAGAAGAAAATGATGACCTGTTAAACGAATCAGGGTACACCAACTTTGGTGGCTCTGCGGGCAGGTCAGGTACTTACTACACCCCCACAGGACCTATCGGTAGATTCTTTGCCAAGTTCTTTGCCACAAAAGCGCAGCCAGCGGTTCAGAAAGCCCTAGACCAAGGGCAAGCCACTTCTTTAACTGGAGACACTATAAAATCTACAGGTGTCCTCAAAGATACCCCTGGCAAAGAGGGTCCTGCTATTGGGGGCATCTCACGAAACCCAATCGTACCTCAAAACGAGCTTAACCGCAAGAAGAGATATCGGGAGTACGAAGAGATGGATGAGTACCCTGAGGTGGGTGCTGCTTTCGACATTTACGCAGACGACACAACGCAGAGAGGTAACAGGGGCGAGCGTTGGAACGTGGACTCAAAGAGTAGTATGGTTGTAGAGGAGGTGGAAAGCTTCTTCAAGGATATTAAGTTAGATAAGATTCTTTGGGATATCTCTAGAAACACTGTCAAGTATGGCGATTGCTTTATTGAGATGATTCTCAATGTAGAGAAGCCAGAAGAAGGCATTAAAAAGCTAAAAGTCCTCAACCCTAATTACTTACTTCGCGTAGAAAATGAGTTCGGCTATCTAAAGAAGTTCCTCCAAGAGATTCCTTCTGATGATGTTATGGACGTTATGTACAACGGAACAGGGAATCAAAGACCGGTAAAGTACATTGAGCTAGACAAGCATCAGATCGTACACTTCCGCCTTCATACCTCGGACCCAATCTTCTACCCATATGGCAAATCAATTGCCGCCTTATGTCATCGCATTTTCCGATCCTTAAAGATGATGGAAGATGCGATGATGATTTACCGCCTTGCTAGAGCCCCTGAGCGTAGAATCTTTTATATTGACACAGGTAACCTCCCCACAAGCAAGGCCGAGATGTTCATTGAGCGCGTCAAGCAAAAGTTCAAGAAAGAGAAGTTCTATCAAGGGTCTACTAATACGGTAAACGCTAGGTATAACCCTATGTCCTTGGATGAAGACTTTTTCGTCGCTAATAAAAACGGAAAAGGCACAAAGATCGAAACTTTACCTGGAGCCACAAACCTAGGTGAGATCGAGGATGTTCGTTACTACAGAGACAAGCTTCTTGCGGCTCTTAAGGTGCCGAAAGACTATCTTGTAGAGAAGGACAAGTCTCCTGAGAGAAAGGCTAACCTATCCCAGCTTGACGTTAAGTTTGCCAGAACTATCCAGAGAGTTCAGGTAGATGTTGAGACAGGCTTAGAGAACCTAGCCAAAAGACACTTACAGCTTAGGGGTTTCCCTGCATCACTGATTAAGCAGCTTAGGATTAGATTACCTGAGCCTTCTGACATGTCTGCTAAAAGAAAGCTTGACTTGGACGAGCAGAAAATCAGAGTTATTCAGGCTGCTCAAGGTCTACAACTACTTCCGAAGAAAAGTCTTTACATAGAATACTTTGACATGACCGAAGAAGAGGCGGAAAGGACTATTGAGGAGATGAAGAAGGAGCAGGAGGAGCAAATGGCTATGGAAGCTCAAGGCTCCGAAATGGCCTCTGATCAAGGTGCAGGCATGGAATCTGCCGAAAATACGCCCCCTACGGCGAATGAAAGTAACGTCGTAGGCCCAGGTAACGGGGTAGTCTTAACCGACAAAACGCCTGTCGAATGGGTCTTAGATCGCTCTTTGGACGAAGAGGCAAAAGAAGTAATGTCCAGAATTGTGGAAAAACAAAAGCAAAAAGCTGAAGAGTTATCTTAGAGCTACCATATATAAATTAAACGGAGATAAAAAATGTTTTCAAGATTATTTGAGGAGAGAGACAAGACAATCACCCACCTAGTAAAATTAGGTGACTGCATCGGCAGATCAATCCGAGAAAACGTGATGCTTTTCAGCATGGACGGTAATAACGATCAAGTAACCTATCTCAGCGAGAGTGGTAAAGTTATTACTGGTAGCTTCGTTATTAACGAGGATGTTACTCTAAAGGGTATCAAGGTTCAAGATTCTTCTGTTTTTGAAGACGAAGAAACCTTCGATGGCTTTGTAAATGAGAAGATGAGCAGCTTCATCGAGAACATTCACTACTCAGAGTACGGTCAGGCGGACGATAGCTTTACGGATATCCTCAGCCTTTGGGACAGCCGCCTAAAGTTGTCTGGTGTTCAGAACAGGCTACAGGAGCAGTGCGCTAAGTTAGAAGAAACAGAGAAAATTATTGTTTCTGAAGCTTTCCAAAACCTTATTGAGGTAACGCCGCAGTTAAATGCCTTCTTATCAGAAAACTTGGACAGAATCGTTCAGGTCCCCGAAGTTCGCAATGCAGTCAACTTGTCTAACGCAGTATCAAAGGCATTTAACTTCCCCGCTATTACGCTGGAGCAGTTAGAAGAGGACGGGACTTACAGCCTAAAGCGAGGCGTAAACGAGTCCATCTACGACATGGTTTGCCGTCAAGAGCTAATCAAGAAAGAGATCATGGAGTCCAAAAGAAACTTTGAGATGGTTTGGGCTAGCTCTCCTTCGATCAAGAAGCTTGCAAGCATGGTTTTTGAGGACGCTGAGTCCACGGTAAACGCTTTAAGTGAGGCTTTAGCGGAAGTACCTTATCTTGCTCTTGCGTCTAAGAAGAG